ACATTCAGTTTCCCTTCATGCGCTCTCCTTATGGCCTGAGTGCTTTCACTGACGAGGGAACTGGTCGCACTTCCTACTCTCTCGACCTTTCTTTCGACACTGATAATGAGCAGGCGATGGCTCTTCACGACAAGCTCAAGGAGCTCGATGACATCATCGTCAACACTGTCGCGGCCAACTCCAAGGAGTGGCTCGGTAAGGAGTTCAACGTCGCCGTCCTTAAGGAGGCACTCTACAAGCCAATGATTCGCCCTGGTAAGGAGCAGTACCCTTCCACTATCAAACTCAAGATTCTCACCAAACCCGATGGTGCCTTCGTTCCCGAAGCCTATTCAATGCAGAAGCAGCCCGTTTCCCTCGACACTGTCGAGAAGGGGCAGAAGTGTATGGCTATCGTTGACCTCAACCAGATCTGGTTCATCGACAACAAGTTCGGTGTGACGATTCGCCTCCAACAGGTTCTTTTCGAGCAGTCTGCTAAGCTGCCATCCTTCGCCTTCCAGGGTGTTGACCTTCCCGAAGAGGAGGAGGTTGATGTCGAGGACGAGGATGAGATTGAGGAAGTTGATGACCAGTAAAAATCCAAGTTCCGAGTCCGTAGGACTCCCCCCCCTATTCGTAAGATGAAACAATCTTCTTACGAATATAATAATGAACACTCAGGTGAAAAGGTTGCTCAGAGGTAAGAAGGCGTGCGACCCTGCGTCCCACCTCTGGTTGAAGAAGAAAAATGGAACTATGACTAAGGGTGTTGTGAAGATTGGTGAGGGTCAGTATGGTAAGGTGTATCGTGGATGTGTAGACGATGGGTGTGAAAAGTACATCGTCTACAAGGAAATTAGAACTCCTTCATTGAGTGAAAAGACGAATAACATACCACTCGCTAAACTTAAAAATGTATTCGATGAAATCAATCCAAAAATGGAATTTACCATCGCGAAAAAGTTGGAGGGGTTTGGGGTTCCCAAGATGTACCTCTATAAAACATGTGATAAGAAGGATATCCTCTACTCTGAGTATGTGGAGGGTAAAGAGTTGGGGAAATGGATGAAGTTTCAACCCTCTCTACCCGCTATAAAATCCGTGATGGCTCAGGTAATCTACAATCTCTACCGTATCCAAAAGAAGTACCCAGGATTCCGTCATCACGATCTTCATAGTGGAAATATCCTCGTTCGACCAGTCCCCGTGAAGGATATGAAAATCATGGGATCTAAGATTTCGAATGCGGGTTTTGAAGCTGTCATCATTGATTTCGGATTTGCCGTGTTCCCACGAATTAAGAATCCTCTCATCAATGCGAACAACTACAAGAACATTGGCATTTCGAGAAAGTCGGACAAACACTACGATTTACATTTATTCCTGAATTCCATCCATGAAATGGTTCGTCAACCACGGACACGGACGGAGCGTGTGGTCAAGACGTTCATCGAAAACCTTTTACCCCCAAATTATCTCGGGATTACATCGAACGTTGTCAAGAACATGAGATTAAGGGGTAACAAGAATGTAAATTTAAACTTTGAGGAAGTTCTATCCAAACCTTTCTTTACAGGTGAGACGGAGATGAAGAAGATCATCCCTGTGACGAAACCAAACCCTGTCATTAAAATTCAGGTTCCTAAAGCAAAATCACCGGTAAACAAAGAGGCTGCTAAAGCGAGGGCAGTAGCTATTCTAAAGGCGGGTAAAATGAAACCCAAAAAACGTCCTGGTGTCGTTAGAGTACGACCTTAAAGACTCGCTTCGTACCCTCGTCAACCTGAGAGAGTATCTTAAATTTTGGGGTCTTGATGAGCTTCACACCATTCTTAGTGACGAATGACTTCATCCGTTCAACTTCACCACGAGGCATCTTTCTGGTGTACTTGAGCGCGACATTTTTGTTTCCTATGGAGAGTACAGTCGAAGACATTTATAATATCAGTACATAATAAATGCTCGCGTTCGTTATTCTCACGTTGATTAACACCATCATCTTCTTACAGACTGGTCAGGGAACGCCAGAGGCAGGTGGCAAGAAATGGACTGTTTTCGGGACCATGGGTTGCGGATGGACTCGAAAGCAGTTAGAGTACATGAAGAAGAATGGAAAGCCTCACACCTTCGTCGATTGTGACAAGGGTGGATGTGATGGTATGGATGCCTTCCCAACTCTAAAGGGACCTAACGGTGAGGAGATCGTTGGGTACAGTGAGATTTAAATGCCACGCACAATCTGAAGAGAAAGGGCGAGGATGAAGGCATCGAGGAGAGTGTTGATGGGCTTGAGCACGGTGATGTGCTTCACGAGGGAGCGGTTCCACACAATACGAAGAAGGAAGGTGCTGATGAGCACGGAGAGGACGAAGATGAGAAACTCCATGAGCGCGTCAGAGCGAGACTTAGCCTTAGTAACTTCCTGAATCATTTATTACAAGCGGATATTTTTTTTCTACATAAACTACAAATGAGGAATCTTCCATTGAGTGGTTCCGAAAGTAAGTTTACCAACCGGAGATGGGGTTCCGAGAAGGGTATAGGAAACAACAATTGCTATGCGTATGCTGTGGGTGACTACGAATCTTATAGGTGGCAGAAGTCCATTCCCGGTGATCGATCTGGTCTCTCAAATGGAAATCACTCTTATACCCATTGTACAGGATTACCAAAGCGCGTTATTTCTGACAACCCAAAAAGAGTGTACAAAGCTGGAGCCAACGACAAGTGTAAGAAGGGGTATTACAAAGTCATGATGTTCGTATCTCCTGGTCGTCCCACGAACTACATTCGTCAAGGTGACTTTCATTTTTACAAACAGCATGGAGTCGTGGAGTACAAGATCAAACCTGGAGACACCATCTCTTCGGTGGCTAAGTTTTTCAGAGTTCCAGAGTCTCGGATTAAGCGGGCTGGTACATTCAAGGCTGGTAAGCGTATCATCTTCAAGGCGAATGTCTTCAGTCACAAGCGTGGGTGGGCGACAGGTCCACTTCTGACTGATGCAAAAGGTAACGCCATCAAGGATCCTCGCAAAGCTTCTAGGAACTATCCAGGTCTAAATTATGAAACCTACTGTAGTTCATTCTGCGTCAAGAACCGAGGGATCAAAGTCGGTAAGACTCACCCCAAGGTCCGCAAGAATACTGTCTAAGTCTGGTTGATTTTCAACGTCAAATGTAATATCAAAAAGATCTAAAACATCAAAGATCGATTCCTCATTCAAGGACACAGAGTTCGCCGTCGCTGTGTAATTGTTCTGAATCGTGACTACAATCTTAAACTGAGAAGCATCAAAAACCTTTCTACACGTGGGGCATGTATTCTTACCTTGCTCTTTCCATTGTTCTAGACAGCGGGAATGAAACATATGTCCACATCGAATCGGAGGATTTGTCCTCGTCGATTTGACTTCATTAAGACATATGGCACATGTCGACATTCTAGAATATGGGTTCAAAGTTTTTTCCGTGATTTTGCTCACCTAGTAAATATCGGGGATCTTGAGAAGGGGCTTGTCACAAGTCTTGCAGTTTTCCTTACCCTGTTCCTCCTGAACCTTGGTAAGGAGTTGAGGACCCTGAGTCTGAAGGAGCTTGCGATACGAGTAGTTGTCCTCGAAGGAAATGTTGTTTTGCTTCATCATGTAGTTGTTGAAAAGCTGAGCAGAAGAGTTTATGGTGAAGCACCGACCGTCGGCCATACCAAGTCGCTGAGACATTTTGTTAATATTACGTCAGAAATTAATTTGTCTGTTCTCGATCGTCTGCATCCAAGATTTAAAACCTTTCTCTCTGAGCTGCTGAATGAGCCAATCACATTTGTAACCCAAGAAAATATCGAATACATCGGTTTCATCCGTACGAGATACCCGAATATCAGGATTCTCATTGATGTGCTGGTTAATGATGTTGTAAGCGAATGCAATTTCCTTCAAGGTCTCGGCACCAGTGATGATAATTTTACCTGTACTGAAGATACTACAAGTGATCTCTTTCATGTCTTGTGCTGGCTTAAACTTAATTTTGACGGCAGAGTACCTGTCTGGTTCAAAAGAAACTTTGAAGATGTCGTCGTACTCTTCGAACCAGTCAGCCACTTTCATGAGATTGATGTTGTAGTTGAGACTGAAGTTGGAGTTGATCATGACAACTCGAAAAGCATCGGAGGATACATTGATATCAAGTCCCAAAAACATCTTGAAAATGTAGATGAGCTGAGTGATGATGCGCTTACAATCAAAAAGATCGCAACATCCAGCAACCTGAATCGAACCATTGGGAAACACTTTCACAGACTTGGTGCTGTAAGTGTCGTGGTATGTCAAAGTCACCTGGTTGTAAAACGTCGTCGGCTTCAGTTTCCATTCAAACCCTTCAGTCGTAGTTCCTTTGCGCTTGAGGCGGTAGGAACCAATGCGTTCGAATGTTTCACGAAGCTTTTTAATATCAATCTCTTGGATAAAGCTCGATACCATAGTGATCGTGGTAATCTTCACCCACGAGGGTCGAGTCTCATCGGGGAGGTTTTTTCGCATCTCATCCAGGGTTAAGAGATACGAAAAGCTGTTGTTGGCAATCGACGAATACATTTTATGGCATAGTATTTTAAATGAGGTGAACTTACTTAGGTGTTTAAAGAAAATGTTCGATCTTTAATTACATGACTTCCTTCGTAAAATCTGCAAAATATGTTCACGATGTTGAATCTGATCTTTCGTATGTTGAGATAGTGTACGACAGGTACACTAAGGGAAAGGGGTACAAAACATACACAGATTACATCAACGCTGAGCCACTTGGAGAATGGACCCTTCTCGAGAGTCAAAAGAAAAACATCCAATATGAGAAGTTCCTCGACACGATGGTCACCAAGACGATCGAAGTACGACAGCGAATGGCGGAGCTGATCCTCGATAGTCTACTCACCTACGAACAAGACAATCGTACGTATATTCGAATCGCACATGCAGTTAAGATTCTGGATCCAACATTCCAACCACCCCGAGTGAATATGGGGAGTGCTTGGCAGATGGAGTTCATCAAAAAGTTCTGTAAAAAGACAGTTCCGGACGCCATTCAGATGTGCACGAAATCATCTCGACTCACCTACTTCTTCAATATCTTGCGTATATTAGAAATAGAGCAATGAGGAGGATGATAAAAAAGAGACCGATGTAGGACAGTCGAGGCTTCTTGGAAACGCCAACCTTCACCCGCTTCTTCTCCTTGCATGTAAAGCCGGTATCGATGTTACGCCGAGGGTGAACATCCTTCAAAATGATACAAGGTTCAGTCTCATCCTCACACGCACCAAGCTCACAGTACACACTCTTGTCACGAACATCTAAGTTCACATCAGGGTATACTTCCTGGAAATCACTGAAATCACCCGTCTGTCGTACACCTCCTGGAAGGGAGAAATCGCGTTGGACAAATGGGTTGATGTCATCGATGGCATCCTCGTCGTCGAGCATATGTTTACTCATCGTTGTTACTACTACTTCAGATTATATTTTTTGTCGTGCATCTTGGTTCGGTGCTCTTCCCACATCTTATCTAGATCAACATTTAGCATATGTGCCAATTGAAATAGATAACTAAAAACATCCCCCATCTCCATCATCACGTCAGTGCCCCTCTCCTTCTTTAGGTTTGTCTTCTTGAAAGTCTTCTTATATTGCCTAATCGCGGAGGCTAGCTCACCAAACTCCTCCGTCAGGAGAAGCCAAACGGTGTCCACAGCCGCCCTATCCCAACCCTTGGATTTACATACTTTTTCAGTTTCGTGCTTGTAATAATTCAAGCTCATTACTTACATCATCTTAGATTCCAATCTTTAATTGATTCCGATTTTATCATTGAAGTCAATCTTCTTTCCCGTAGTACTGGTGTTCTCTGGTCGATCCAACAATGAACGCGTCGTCTCTATATCGTTGGCGTACGCGATGTATTGAGAGACACCGGTTTGAATTTGGGACAACGCGGTATCGATGACTTTCGTGTTCATCATCTTCACCTGGTTGTTGATATCTTTGTAGTGATCACCGGAGTTGTTAATGAAAACCACTCGCATGATGGCATACAAGTCGTCGGGGTTTTGGTAATCCACGGCGATGCCACTCTTGTTCTTAAAAGTCTGACGAATACCACGCTGGAGAAGATTCTTGTTGAAGTCAGAAAAAAAGAGGATGTTCAGCGGGGTTTCACACTGTTGGAGAGAATCAAGGTGGAGATTATCACACATTTAATATATCCTCGGAAAAAAATTGTATGTAAATAGTAAATGCTGAACTTTGCTGACTTCGATGAGGCATACGCCAAAAAGCCAGACAATGTCGAGGAAATTCCGTGCAAACCCCCAGCCTGCTTCGTGGGTTCTTACGCCCCGGTGGCTAAGGCTGGTGAGGAGGGTCAATTCTTCGTGAACACCTATCTTCTCCAACCCAACCGCAAGTTCGAGACTTTTGGAACCGTTCCAGTGAGGAGTAAAGATCTTGAGTGCAGGAAGTAAGTTAAAAATAAAATTAGAACTTTAGGTATATGAGGGTCATTAAACGCTCAGGTCGTATTGAGGATATGAAGTTTGACAACGTCACCAATAGGATCAAGAATTTAACGTATGGACTCTCTGAAAAATGTGATTCCTCCAAGGTTGCACAGCAGGTATTCTCGTCCATGTACGATAATATCACTACTCAGGAAATTGATACACTCTCTGCTGAGATTTGTATTGGAATGATCACCTCCGACCCCGACTATGAAATACTCGCAACACGCATCGTGGCGAGCAACATTCAAAAGGTGTGTCCCAATAATTTTCATCTCGCGATGCGGAAGCTGCAGAAAGCTGGTGTAGTGACCGACGAAGTTGTCGAGGTTGCGCAACAAGTCAAGGGAGTCATCGACATGGACCGCGACTTTGATTTTGGGTATTTCGGTCTCAAGACTCTAGAGAAGAGTTATCTCCAGCGCGTGGATGGTAAACTCATCGAAACTCCACAATACATGTTCATGCGTGTCGCCATCGGTATTCACGGAAATGACATTAACTCTGTCATCGAGACATACGACATGATGACCAGAGGTCTATTCATTCACGCCACACCGACATTGTTCAACTCTGGAACACCCCGACCCCAGATGTCGTCATGTTTCCTAATCGCGAATAAGGAAGACTCCATCAACGGTATCTATGGAACACTCACTGAATGCGCTCAAATCAGTAAATGGGCTGGTGGTATCGGTATGCATATTCACGATATTCGCGCCAATAAGTCTCGTATTAGGGGTACGAATGGACAGTCCGATGGAATCATCCCAATGCTTCGCGTCTTCAACGCCACTGCTCGATATGTGAACCAAGCTGGACGCCGAAAGGGTTCTATCGCGGTGTATCTCGAACCATGGCACGCTGACATCATGGACTTCCTCGAACTTCGTCTCAATCAAGGTGATGAGGAGGCTCGTTGCCGTGACCTCTTCTCTGCGTTATGGATCCCCGATCTATTTATGAAGAGGGTTGAAGAGGGTGGTAATTGGTCCCTCTTCTGCCCAGACAAAGCCCCAGGTCTTTCCGATGTCTACGGTAAGGAGTTTGAAGAGCTTTACCTCAAATACGAGGAAGAGGGTCGAGCCAACGCCACCGTACCTGCGACAGACTTATGGAAAGCTATTCTCAAGTCTCAAACTGAGACGGGTACTCCGTACATGCTTTATAAAGATGCCTGCAACTCCAAGAGTAACCAAAAGAACTTGGGTGTGATCAAGAGTTCCAACTTGTGTACTGAGATCTTGGAGTATACCGACAAGGATGAAACGTCTGTGTGTAACCTTGCGTCCATCGCCCTTCCCAAGTATGTGAACAGGGAGACGAAGACTTTTGACTACGAGAAACTCCACGAAGTCACAAAGGTGGTAACCAAAAATTTAAACCGTGTCATCGATCGTAATTTCTACCCAGTAGAGACTGCTCGTCGCTCCAATATGAAGCACCGTCCCATCGGTCTAGGTGTACAGGGTCTTGCGGATGTCTTCATCCTGTGTGGTCTCCCCTTCGATTGTAAGGAGTCTCGTCTCATGAATGCCCACATTTTCGAGACGATGTACCACGCCGCCCTAGAGGCGAGTTCGGAGCTGGCTGAAGTTGATGGTTCATACGAAAGCTTCGTGGATTCTCCCGCGTCCCGAGGTATTCTTCAGCCGGATATGTGGGAGGGTGAGACCAAATTCAGTGGTCGGTATGACTGGGACGCGATGCGCGAACGTGTGAAGACGAAGGGTCTTCGGAACAGTCTTCTCTTGGCTCCAATGCCTACGGCGTCTACTGCCCAGATTTTGGGTAACAACGAATGTTTCGAGCCCTACACGACCAACATCTATCTGAGACGCACACTCGCTGGTGAATTCGTCGTGGTCAACAAACATCTCGTTGATGATCTCAAGAAGGCTGGTCTATGGTCTAAGGAGATGAAGGATCTCATGGTAAAGGCTGGTGGTTCAATCCAAAATATCGTGGACATTCCCGATAACATCAAACAGATTTACAAGACTGTATGGGAAATTAGTCAGAAGTGTATCATCGATATGGCTGCTGATCGTGGACATTTCATTGATCAGTCTCAATCTATGAACCTATTCATGGAGAGTCCCACACTCTCGAAGCTCTCATCTATGCATATGTACGCATGGAAAGCTGGACTCAAGACGGGGATGTATTACCTCCGCTCCAAAGCAAAGGCGCGCCCAATCCAATTTAGTCTAGAGCCCGACTGTGTGGCGTGTTCAGCTTAAAGTTTTGAAAGGAACTATATGCAGAAGACATGGACAAAGCAATCGAAAATCTTCAAATCAACCAATACAATAATCGCAAAATTGTCATTTCTACCAAACAGGGGACACCCTTTCGTGTTCAATTTCCACGAATGTACATGCCTTTCGGTGTATCTGGGTTCACACCAGAAGTTGGACCTACTAAATACAACATCGATTTTGCGATCAAGGGATACGACGAAGATGGTAGTTACATGAAAAAGTTTTACGAGTCACTCCGAAAACTTGAAGATATGATCATCGACGCAGTGGTCGAACAGAGTGAGGAAATTTTCGGTAGCCCAATGTCAAAGGAGGAGCTCAAACCGATGTTCAATTCGAATGTGAAGGAATCACAGGATCGTGAGCCAAAGTTTCGCGTTAAGGTTGACACTGATATGGAAGATAACATCAAGGCAAATGTGTTTAACGCGGACAAGAACCCTATGAAAGATGAAGTGACCAACGGTCTCTATGCAAGAAATTCAGGACATGCTATCGTAGAACTCAATAGTGTGTATTTCTTGAACAGGAAGTTTGGTTGCACTTGGAAACTTAATCAACTCATCGTCTATGAGCCACAAAATCTCAAGGGTTTCCAATTTAAGATTTAGATTTATTCAAAAGTATGATACTATAAATAGCTTGAGCCTCCTTAAGAAGTTTACCACTCACCCTGGTAAATTTCTTTGGGTCTAAACCTAGCTTAATCTTGGCAATTTTAACCGATTCTGACCAATCTGCGAGTGTCATCCTTACTTATTATCCTTGATTATTTTTTTGTAGGTCTTCGTCTTCTTAGAAGGAACGAGGCAGAAGGTGCCCTTCTTCTCAGCTTTCTCCCTCGCGAGATCGATGAAAGCCTGGAACTTGGGGTTGCTCTTGAGGGACTTCTTAGCCGCTTTGCTCGCAGCCTTGGAAACGATACGACCATCCTTCATCATGAGATCATTCTTGGTGAGACCACCGGAGGTCTTGTCAGCGGTGCCGTGGAAAACTTCAGCGCGGGAACCAATCATCTTTTACATTACGCTTTGAAAATTTTCTTGATGTCCAAAATTGAAATCTTCGAACTCGTCCTGTTCACTGGAATCTGTTTTTCGATTCGCTCATCGTTGAGTACCTTTGAACACACAATCGACTTATGACCCTGAAGAGCCATCATCTCTTCTTCCACACTCACAAAACGCGGACACTCCTTGTAGACCAGTTTTTTGACATAGACTGGTTGCGTCTGCCCAGTGCGATGACTCCGACCAATCGCCTGGAGTTCGGTCGCGGGGTTCCACGAGGGACCGGTGATATAGACTCGAGTCGCCTCTTGGAGGTTGAGACCCTGACCACCACTCTTGATCTGGATGATGAAGACAGCACCAGATACAGCCTTCTTGAACCCTTCAATCTGTTTTACACGTTCTTCTTTGGATACTGAACCGTCAATTCGGAACACTGGACACTTCAACTGATTCTGGATGTAATTCATCTCACCCCTGAATTGACAGAAGATGAGCGACTTTTCATTGGGGTGAGACTCGACCATCTCGAATAAAGTCTCCATCTTCTTGGAACGACCTACCCACTTTTCCGCCTGTGTCTCATTCTGCTTGGCGACACCATCGAGGTACATCTGTGGCCAAATCATACACTGCCTCGCACGAAGAAGACACTCCAAGATAACCATGTTCTTGGCATTGAGACTTTGGGCGTTCCTGAAAGCATCACGAATGGTCTCCTGTGCTTCGAGGAACACAATCTCATAGAGTTGCTTCTCATCTGGATACATATCCAACTCCACATTTTCAAAGTGACAAGGGGGTAATCTCAAACGCTCATTGATCTTGGCGAGGTCATCCTTGGTTCGACGCAGGATGTAGATGTCTTTGATCTTGTTGGTCATGCCCTGTACTACAGTTTTGGAAAGTCCCAAAAATGTTGATAGAGACACAAAATCCTCCATCGAGTTAAATACTGGTGTGCCAGTGACGATCCATTTAATTTGGGTCTTGAGACGACACACACTCTTGAACAACTTTGACTTTTTGTTGCGAATTTCGTGGGCTTCGTCAAGGATGACTCGATCCCACGAGACCATGTGGAGAGGGGTCTTCGCATCAGTATTCTCACCCTTCAAAGTTAGAAGGGTATACGGTGCGATCGTGACATCGACGTCTTCAATTTTGCGTTCTGGTCCATCGAAAACACCGATAGACAAATGTGGAGCGAAGCGAGAAATCTCTTCAACCCACTGAGTGATAATGGATTTGGGTACGATGATGAGTGTGCGAGGCTTTGGATTTCCAAGCATGGTAGCTACAAGCTGCACGGTCTTACCCAGACCCATTTCGTCACATAAGAACCCACCTCTGGGTCCCGATTTTTGTTCTTCCATGGTTAACATCCACAAGACACCCTCACGTTGGTACGGAGCGAAGAGGCGCCCATTGAGGCTATCTTTGGCGAGGTTGTATCGTTGTTCAATAATCATCATAAGGATCTTCGTCTGAGAGAGCTTGAACTTCACAGATAATTGGTTCAGGTTCCTTTTTCTTTCGAGTTTTTTTCAACTTAGGTTTTGGAAGTTCATCGAGATGTTCCCGAAAGTATAGGACTTTATCCCAAAACTCCTTCATCACGGGGAGATATTTCTTGAACCATTCACGATCTCTCTTCACATTGGTGACGTCAAACTCCTCCGGTCTCGGCCAGTTTGTTTCGGCTGGTTTATATTGAATAAAGTCAGCTTCTTCTAGGTCTAGAATCTCCATACACAATTGGAGCTGGGGCATGTAATGTTCGGGGACTTCACCTGGAACAATAGCACGCTGAGGTGGACACTTAATCTCCACGAGCTTACCCGATTCACTGACACCATCTGGACTTCCACCAAGCCAACTATACTCTGGGTGAGGGCACAGACCAATTTCGTGAACTACCTCACCATGACGCTCTTCATACAAAATACGCGCCTCATCCTCATATTTCTCACCGTGCCTCGTGGCTGCATTTCCAGTGAATTTTTCACCAAGACCACATTTCTTGAGTAATAGACCATCAGGTGTTTCATATTTGTTCACACCTATGGCGGTTGCAGCATCTGAAGCTGTCAACATGTTTCCACGGAGTTTCAACCACGCTTCACTCTTTTGTGCGTCATATTCCCTTTCAATTAGGGCTTTGACATTTGGATGCATGTTAATTTAATTTAAGTTATAACTTTTAAGTTCTTCCATCACTTGAAAATACATCTGAGCGGCATTCTGTTCGGCTTGCTTCTTACTCTTCGCTACACCCCTAGAATAGAAGGTGTTATTGATGTAAATGTCGATATAGAAGAGACCTTCGTGGTGCGCCACGACTCGGTACTCTGGGAGTTGCCAGTTATTGATCTGGCAATGTCGCATTAATTTGTCCTTGAAGTTATCGTCGATCATGATGGAATTCAAGTCGACAAGTTTTGGATCTTGATAAATTCTAAGGATAAACTCCTTCGCATGGATGAGACCGATGTCCATGTAGATTGCACCGATGAGAGCCTCAAAGACATCTTCCAAAATCTTGGGGTTGTTATTCCATCCATTACGCATACCCTTCTCATCCATGATGACGAGTTCATTAAGACCTAGAGTATTTGCAATACAAGCTAGGGTTTCTCCACGAACGAGCTTTGTACGAGCTTTCGTGAGGAAACCTTCTTGGCGTTTTTCAAACCGATCAAACAAAAACTTTGTGATGACGAATCCAAGTACGGAATCACCAATAAATTCTAGAGTCTCGAAGGATTCTGTAAATTGTTCATACTCCTTGAGAGCAGATTTGTGAGTGAAAGCTTTTTGATACAAATCAAGGTTTTTGATCTTTGTATCAATAAGTGATTCTACCTTTTCTTTGGTAAGGAAAGTCACCATATTTTATTATAGTATGTGTTTTATTTTTAAGCCTCCTTCTTGACGTAATGAGGAGAGAGGTACTTCTGGAGGTTAAGGTAAGTCACCTGAACGTCCGCAGGGGGGGAGAGGAGGTCGCGGAGCTTGTCGTCGAGAACGATCTGACGACCGTTGTCAGGATGCTTGAGACCCTTGTCTGTGATATACTTGTTGACAAACTTGGTCACCTCAGAGCGAGAGATGAGCTCACCTGCAGGAAGTCCGAGGAACTCGCGCAACTTAGGCGTCACATCCTGCTTACGGTTGAATCCGTTGTTGGCGGCGCGAGCCTTAGCCTTCTCACCATCTGGGTCCTCCTGAGTGTTCTTGATCTTACGAACAAGCTTGGAAAGGTTCTTGATATCGTTGCGGAGGGCGGCAATTTCGGTCTGAATGGTTTCGAGAGACATTATACCTTTCTTACACGACTAATCTTTAAGTCTATGTAAAGTAGAACAATAAGCACAGCGATTGCAACCAGTATTAAAGTGTTCGCCACTTTGGGTGTGATTCGATTTCTTTTTTGGGGTCTATCGATAAATCGGAAAGGTTGTCTCGACCCATCTTCAGGACAACTACCGGAACAGCAATCTGTGGGACAGGGTAGTACCCTCGGACCCTTCCGTACTCCACAGAACTGTTTGATCTCACCTTTGTACGCGTAACATCGACATTCCTCGATCACGTTGCAGACCATTTATTATATCACAATATATTAATGGACGATCAGATATATTCGAAACCTGTGATTGAGAAATTCATTCAAGAGAATCTGTTCTTCAAGGATGAGAAGATGAAGAAGTATTTCGACCGAAATCTTCAGAGAGATCTTGGTAAGTTTCGGGCACGCGCTCGAAGTGCTCACAAATCCAAAGATTTTGAAAAGATAATGTATGTTTTGGTGACTGACTCGATTCGAGACATCATCATACAAACTATAGGTGAAATCAGTGAATACATGAAGCCAATGGGTGATGTGATCGTCAGTGGTGGTGAAGCTTTCAATTTATACACTGATTACGAAGATCGCGTCGTGACGAGTGACATCGATGCCAAGTTCGTTCCACGTCTTCCGGTGAATCCCAAGTACTTTGGAAAACTTCAAGCCACCAAACTCATGCTTTGGAATAAGATGGGTCAGGTAGCCCAAAAACTCGATATGAAAATCAAGAAGCGAATTCTCTCCATGAGAAACAAGCATCCCAAACTTTTCAAATTTTTGGGTATCAGTTTCAAGAATAAAGGTCCATTTGTCACGAGACGGTACACACTCATCAAGAAAAAGAAGACGAGAAATGATAACAATCCTGGAAAGACTGACGTCTTCATCGATGTTGAGTTAATCGCACTCGATCTCAATATTCGCTTCTTTTCTCCAGAGACTGGTAAGATTCAAGACTACACGATAGGTGGAATTTTGGACATTCCATTCATGCGTCCCAAAGAGTTTGGCTATGAAGTTGTATTATCGAGGCACCGGGGTATCACGTATCGCAACCTAAACTCCGGAAAACTCGTGACTGACAACAGGGTGTACATCGCCAGTAAAGAGTTTCTCATCGAGGACATCTATCTCATGCACAAACTAAAACTTCGTCCAGAAAAGAAAGAGAAGGATCGTCAACGACTCGTGAAACTCGCGAAATTATTTGATAAGCGCATCAAATCTTCTGATTCGATAGAAGATGTGTTTAAGCGTGTCAAGGGTAAAATCATCAAAAAGGCGCCAGTCGTGAAAAAGGATGCAAAGGTTCCAATCAATCAAGCCAAGAAGGTTGATCCTTACAAGTATAAGAAGTACACATCAAAGCCAGTCGAGGACAAGCTTTCTAAACAACTGGTGTTTGGACTCAAGTCGGTCGTGAAAAACACAAACGTGGAGGGGTACACACGCACATCGGGAAACAAGCGTTTCAACCTGAAAACACTCAAGTGGACCAATGTAAAGAACAATTCTTACGTGAAGAATGAGTACAACCTCAGACCAGAGAAAGCCAAGCCAATTCCCAAGAACTTGAATGTCACGAAAACATTGTACGGTTACAAACCCAGGAGAAATCGGTGGGTGCCTAAGGAACTACTGAACAAGGCTGCAGCCATACCTTTTGTTGGGTTAAAGAAATGAGACCAAACATATACATAAATGATCTACAACACCCCCACCAAAGGCGATGACGGTCTCTATTTCGTGAAGGCTCTCAACGATGATAAGCGCAAGTACCTAGTTCAGCTCAACAAGGTCAAGATTGCTGACGTGTCAGGCGAGGTTGTTATGGACATCGTCTCCGATGTGAACAAGGAGAAGATTGGTGACATCGACGCTCAGAACCTCGACGCCGCTCTCGAGAACTGTGAGTCTTGGTTCGGTAAGAAGCTTGGTGAGAGTGTCATCAAGGGTGCCTACACCTCCAACCTCAGTGGTGACATGCTCACCTGCGATCGCATCGATGTCACCAAGACCTTCAATGCGCAGCAGGAGCTCGTCGATTTCGAGGTTGTCCAGCCGGAGAAGACTTGTGATGTCATCCTCGAGTTTGCCGGCATTTGGTTCGCGAAGAAGGCATTTGGTCCCACTTGGAATGTTGTCCAGGTCAAGGTTCATGACGACCCAGTCGTGGACACTTACCCAGACCATTATGCTTTTGTCGAGGATGAGGAATAAAAAAATTGTTATTAGTATATAAAAGATGATGAAGGGTCGCAACCAGAATATTCTGATGCTGGTCGCCGTAGCTGCTCTGATTTTCCTCCTTTTCACCATGAACTCCAAGTCCGACTATTCCATCAGCGAGCGCGAGTACGCCGCCTTCGGTCCTGCCGTCGCTGGACCTGCTGCTGGTCCCTCCGGCGCTCCCGCCGACACTGTGTGCGGTGGCATGAAGCGTGGCACTGGTCTCGCCTCTTCTCTCCTCCCCCGTGAGATCGCTTCCGAGGAGGACTTCGGTCAGTTTGCCCCAGACGACATCCTCAAGGGTCAGAACTTCCTCGAGCCTCGTCAGCAGGTCGGCTTCCCCGAGACTGTCGGTGGTGCGCTCCGCAACGCGAACCAGCAGATCCGCAAGGATCCCCCTAACCCCAAGGACCCCTACGTGTGGAACAACTCCACCATTGTCCCCGATCTCATGCAGCGTGGTCTTTGCGCTTAAAGAATAGGTGAGTATAATTATAAATGACTTCTGTTTCACCTGATCTCTCCGAGAGTGTATCTAAACTCGTAGAGCTCAACAAACAACTTTCTGAAGCGAAATCTGATATTAAGGTCCTCAATCAAGAGGAGAAGCGTCTCAAAGAGGCGGTTAAGAAGCATATGATCGATCAGGGTATCGACACCATTAACCTCAGGAAGGGTAAGATTAGCCTTCGTAAGTCGGTCAGGAAGGCTGGTATGAACAAGGATGCCATCAAGGAGGGTCTCATGACTTTCTTCAGTGGCGACGAGACCAAGGTTGAAGGTGCCCTCAATGCGATTAAAGATGGACTTAAGACGAAGGAGTCCACGTCTCTCTCCCTAACTGGTATAAAGGATAAGCCCGAGAAGGAAGATAAGTAACTAACAATGGTTTGGAGCCAGTACGTCTACGAAGCGAGCACTGGCTTTGACGCCGATGCGAGTGACGATGATGATTTTAACGATAACACTCCTCTGAATATCGAAGACTGGGAAGTCGAATACTCAGATGAACTAAGGTACATGTGGAGTACGATCAATACATTGATGTATGATGCCTACATCACACACTCTGGGAAGTTTTGTGATTTTGTCGAGTTTTGCTTTGAGGAGCATGACCCTTATCACGAACGTGTTTCCTGTGAGCACGAAGATCAACTCCATTATATATGGACACGTATCAGGCGAATCATCAATGATAATGGACTTCACGGAGAGATGATGCGAGGTGCTACATTTTACCACTTCGTGTATTTCGTCAAAAATTATATGCACATATATTAAATGCTCCCCGATATCACTTCCCAGAAAGTCGCTATCCCCGCCACCCTTTTTTTGGCGCTCAGCCCCGGTGTTCTTCTGACCACCGACGGCTCCAAGGTGTCTTTCATGAACCGCAAGACCAACCAGATGGCGATCTTCTTCCACGCCCTCGTCTTCTTCCTCGTCTACAGCCTCGTCGCTCGCGCTATGGGTCTCGTTCTCACCCGCAACGACCTCATCGTGACGACCGTTCTCTTCCTCGCGCTCAGCCCCGGTCTTCTCCTCACTCTCCCCCCAGGTTCGGGTGGCGTTCTTCGTTCTGGTCAGACCAGTCTCGAGGCGTCTCTGACCCACGCGATCGTCTTCGCGGTGGTCTTCGCGCTTTTACGTCGTCAATTTCCTCAATTCTATTAAGTAGGAAGATGAAATATCTCGTGCTTGGACCAGCTTCGATGGGTATATATTCACTCATCGGCGCCTTGAAAGCACGAGAGACGGACCTCGTCAACGTTAAAGAAATATCCGGATCTTCTGCAGGTGCAATTTTAGCATTGTTTTTGGGGGTGGGGATGTCTGTTGATGAAATTCTTGATACAGCACTCACACTAAATGTCCCCAATTTTGTTAAAATACGCATAGGTTCCTTTTTTAACAAATTTGGTTTTGTTGATATGGCTCCTATACGTAAAAAGTTTGTAGAGATATGTGGCGGTGATCCCACATTCAAAGATATTGATATGAAAATCTACATTTCCGCATTTTGTATGAATACATCTGAAACTGTGTATTTTTCTAAAGATACACATCCAGATATGAAAGTGATAGACGCAGTGTGTATGAGCATGGCGGTACCTTTCATATTTGCATGTGGTAAATACAATGGTGGTACGTACGTAGATGGTGGTATGAAGGAAGAATACCCTCTAACCCCATTCTTTGACAAAAAACCACACGAGATTACGTGCATCAAAATCAAGATGAACTACATCTACCAAGAAGATATACAAACACCGAAACAGTACGTTGAAACACTCGTTCGCTCAGCACTCTCTAACAGGGTGGTATATAATTTACCCATAGAAGTGATCGAGATTAATGTCGAAGATACAAATGTGTTTGACTTTAACATGAGTTATGAAGAAAAAGTTCAATTATTTAACAGAGGATATACTTTTTTGTCAGCCTAATGTAAATGGATGTGGACACATTTAAATTGAGGCTGACCACACTCCCTTCCCTGACGAGAACCGATAGAGCTTCTTATCAGCAAAGGTCAGAACACAAAGGTGCGAATCTCTCAAGTCTTTTTCGCGAGGCCCAAGGGATTAATCGACGAAGAAAAGATGAGTTGATTCGTGAAAAAAAGCGAAACTTTGAGCGTCTCATAGAAGGTTTATCATTGTCATATGATGGTTATAATAGCCTTGTTTCGAGTATCACAGAAGATACAGATATCTATAAACTTAAACAACGTGCCGAAAATGCCATCGAACGAAGAAATAAGGTGGAGATGGGTGAGTTGCAGGATGACTTTTACAAAACCATCAAAAACCTGAATATCGATCAGTCAGACATCGCTGATCTCATCCAGAGGTTTGATGAAGGTGAAGATGTGGGTGTGTTGACTCAAAAGGCTTATGACTTGGAACGTAAAAAGAAAGTTGAG